TGTCTTATGACAGCAGCACCAATATGGAGCAGATAATCGAGGATTTCAAAACAGCCGTGATGAAATATTACACGGAAGCGAAAGCAGGGAACATTGTCAGGTACAATAAAATCCATGCGATTCTTACGAATCTGCCAGGGGTTCTTGACTTCGAGGATTTGAAGCTGAATGGGGAGGAAAAGAATCTCTCTCTCGACCAGGATGAATACCCCGGAACCAATGAAGTGCTGTTCGAGTAGAGAGGGGGATTGTTATGAATTTGGAGAATTTCCCTTCAAGCGAGACTGGAAAGAGGATGCTCGAAACAGTTTCAAATGGCTTCTATGATAATTCCTATGTGGGGAAGTGGCTATTTCAGGTCATGGGCCTGGAGATGGGAGAAGCCAGGGAGAAAATCGAAGAACTTCCGTACCAGGCGTTTCCGGAGACGGCAACCTGGGGGCTGAGATACCATGAACAGAAATACGGACTTCCGGTAAGGGAAGAACTCGGTTACGAAGAGCGCAGGCGGTTCATTTACCAGAAGCGTGATGAACGCTCCCCCATGAATCCTTACCGGATGGAAGTTATCATGGAAAATATCACCGGCAGAAAAGCCCATGTAGATGATGAATCCGGACCGGTGAATACCTTTACAATTAAGCTGGAATCCGGGAACAATGCTGTTGATGTAACGGCGGCGATTAAGAAGATAAAGACAATCAAGCAGTC